TCCCCGGCCATCGCTCGCTCGACAAGCCGCAAAGCCTGCTGCGCTTGATTTCCCCGCATTCCCGTCAGCGCGCGGGCTATCTCGTCATAGATGCCCATCTGGCGAAGCGTGCGCGCCTCTGGCGTCGTGCCGGTGAAGATCTGAACCACACGTTTCGTTGCGTTGACAGGCTCGCCGGCCATGAGCGTAGAGAGAGCGCCAGGAGCGGTAATGTCTTGAACCGCTCCAGAAATCGCTTGGCGCTGCTGTGTCGCTGAGTTGCGGGCAATGGCCGCGCGCAGCTCAAGCGCCACAACCGCCTCATCAAGCTCTTTGTAAAGCGTGTTTGCATCTCGCCCCCCGAGCAGGAACGTCATTTTGTCGCGCGCATCTCGGCTCCGCAGAGTATTCGCCAATTTCTGGAACTCGCGGATATCGACATTCGGATCGCTCGCAACAGCATTCACCCGCGCCAGCGTGTCGTCAATGGCGCTGCGAAGCCCTGCCTTCGCCGCATCCCGCTCTGCCGCGCTGGCCCCTCTGAGCGCATCTCTGACGGCTTCTCGCGTCGTCCCCGCCCTAAGCGCCTCGCGGCCAAGATCAACAGCCTTGGCGCGGCTGATCGCGTCTGCGGCGGTATCAAGCGCAACGCCATACTCGGGAACCTCGCGGCGCAGAAGCGTGCGGATGTCGCGCTGCAAGTTAGATGTGGCGCGGCCGAGTTGAGTTGTCCCGCCGAGTTTGCCCGCCGCGTTTTGCTGATCCGCAATATCGCCCAACGCGCGGGTCATATAGTCAAGCTGCCGCACATCCGGCATTCGCGTATAAGTTATGGTTCCGTCCGGCGCGATGCTGGCAAGGATCTGATTACTCTGCTGCCCCTCAAGACGCATCAACTCATTCGCGCGATTGACGACCGATTGAGGCACCCGGCCCAGCAGGCGCTCGATAGCACGACCGCGCGGCCTCGTGTAGTCAATCGGTTGGGCATAGGCGACGCGATATGCCGTTTCTCGCGCCTGCTGCGTCCCCTGACGGATGCCGCGCTGCAATGCGCCAGCACCCTCGGGAGGGCCGAGAACCGTATCAAGCACCGTCGTCATGCGCTCTCCGGCTTCTCTTGCCCGCGTTGTCACAGCTTCGCCAGCAATGCGCGGCGCAGCACCGCCAGAGGTCACAGAAACATCCAAGAGGCGCTGAGTCGCCGGTCCGGCATCAGCGAGCATTGATGTCGAACCTGCCCGCTGTAGCGCAGCCTGAGCGGCCGTAAGGTCGTCATTCTCAAGCGCCGTCCGCACGACCTTCGCCGCATCCGTCGAGATGCCTAAAGACTTTGCAATCTCTCCGACTGACCGGCCCTTGATGTTGTTCCACGCAGCCCTGACGCCAGCACTGACCATAGGAGCGGCCAAGCCAACCGCGCCACCAGCGACCCCGCCGATTGCTGCGCCTCTTGCCGCCTCTTCGATCCGCCCCTCGCCTTCACCCCTGCCGAAGCCCGAAATAGCTCCCTCCGTTGTGCCGGCAGCGATCCCTATGCCAGCTCCACGCAACGCGCTTGATGCAAGCGTCGCACCCGGCCCGATAATAGGAGCAGCAAGCGCCATCGGAACGCCGCCGGCGACAGCACCGCCGATCTGCAAAGCAGCGGCCTCTCCCGGCCTCGTTTCTTCCATCGCTTGCCGGGCAAATCTCATTCCCTCCATCGCCTTCGGGCTTACCATGCCAACGGCTTCTTCGGCATATTCACCGACGAAGGGGACGCCACTTATCGCGGTTGCCGCGCGCGACGCGACAGGGAACCGCTCAATCACTTCTTCCTGCATCTGCGTGCGCTGCGTCTCAGCCGGCGTTACCCCGGCCATCATGCCCTCGATCACACGCTGATCCTGCGTGACATACCCAGGAGAAACAAACGCGCGCGCCCCGGTTTCGGGATTGGCGAAAATCCTGCCGTCGGCATAGGTCGCAATCGGCACGAAGCCCATATCAACAAAATGACGCTCAGCCCGAGACTCAGTCGGTGTTGCCCTGGCGCTCGCTTGAGCGGCGGCCGCAGCGGCGATCTCTTCAAGCGATCTGACTTTATCGGCCATAGACTGCGCGCTCCTCTGGCGTCATCGCATTCCACATGCTTTCCGCCGTGATGCCAACAGCGGCATTCTCGGAAATCAAACGCTTTATCGTCGGATCGTTCACGAATGATGCAGGCGGAGTAGCGGATGGCGGCGCGGCTGTTTCTCCTAATGCGCCGCTTACGGCAGCCGCCGCTTCAGGACGCATGGGCGCTTGCAGCGCACTCACTGCGCGTTGCCGAGCTTCTCTCTTTTGCGCCAATACTTCTGCGCTATCGCCAGGTTGCGGCAAATAAGTTTGCCCATAAATCTCGATTTCCTGCGCGGTGATCGCCGCGCCTGTGTCCTTGCGAAGGATCGCCGCAAGGAACTCAAGCCCCGCGTTATTGGCAACTTGGAAAAGCGGATCTTGGAAACGGCGGCCCTGCCCGAGCGGGACATATTCAAGCAGGCGCGGGGTGAGTGAGGCAAGCTGATCCGCGACAGGATCAAGCGCGGCAAGCGCACCCTGTGCACGGGCCGCATAGACGATGTCCTTGCTCTCCTGCTCGCGGAATGGTATTGCAGCGGCAACGCCTTGCACAAACTCCACGCCGCCTTCTGGCGTCACGCGAACAGCGAAGCCATCCTGGCGCCCGCCAGTGACCATGAATTGGATGTATTCAGGTGTCCCAGGAACAAGGCCTGCTAGAGCCGCGCGCTGCTGAAGCGTGCGAACTGCTTCAGTGCTATCCTCTCCGCCGATTCCCAGCGTCTTATAGAACTTGTCGAAATCATCCGGATCCATCGTCTCGACCAAAGGCGCCAGCGTGCCCGTCAGAACCGAATTAGGGTCTTGGGCAAGCAACAGGATGCTGGCCTCATACGCATCCGCCGACTGTTGATCCCCCGCCGCAATCGCAGCGTCGCGGCGCTCCTCAAGCATCTTCTGGGCAAAGTCCGTGTTGCCTTTCGCCAGCAAAAACGCCAACTGCTGACCGAACCGCTGCTCGTTGCCCATACGCTCGGCCGTGAAGCTCTGCGACAGCGCCTGAAACTGCTCGGCCATGCCGGGGTTCTCAAGCATCGCCCGGCGCACATCCGCAGGCGTAGCCGTCCCAGCCGCAAGCTTATCGTGCAACGCCAGAAGCGCGGCTTGACCACTCTCAGCCGCAGCCCGAGCCTGAGCAGCCTGCGCCTGCTGCGCCGCGAACTGCTGCTGCGCGCGCTGCTCCTGAGCCGCACGAAAGCCCATCATCTGCTCGCGCTCTTGCATCACCTGGCGCTGGCCTATGTCCTCACGGCCGAGCTGATAGCCTCTGAGGGCGCCTTGGATCGGCGAGAGAACGTCGAGGGCGTAGTTGATCGGCTGCACCATCAGAATGTTCCCCCGCCGTAGAACATGCCCTGCCCGAATGACAGCGGCGCAGAGGCACCTTGCGGCGTGTAGCCCTGATACGCCATGCCGCGACCGACCATCGTGCCGACATCGCCAAACAGGTTGCCGAATGCCCGGCCAGACGCCAGCGCAGATCCGGCCTGCGCCGCGCCCTGCTGCGCCATCAGGTTCGCAATATTAGCGCCCGTCTGCTGTCCCATCTCAGCCTGCCCTGCCGCCGACGCCTGGCCCGTGCGTGTGATCCCGCCGAGCCGCTCATACTGCTGGCCGATCAGCCCAGAGAGAACCTGCGGGCGATACTGAGCCAAAGCCGCCTGAATGTTGCCCCCGCGCAGGCCGCCCGTCGCAGAGGCCCGCTGAAGCAATGCCTCCTCACCCGACCGCACCAGAGCCTGATACTCAGGACCGGCCTCCAAAGCCGCTATGGCCCGCTGCTGCGCCTCGGGACCGCCGAGACCGATCAAGGCTCCCTGCTGCTCAATGGCCCCGGTCCCAGCCTCGACGTAGGGCCTCAGAAGAGCCTGCACCGCGTCGAATTGCCGGCGCTGCTCCTCGACCCCCATCTCGGCGGCACGCTCCTGTGCGCCAGCCGCCCGCCGCGCCGCGCTGGACTGAACGACCGCGCTGCCAACGCTCGACCCGACCATCGCAACGACAGGATTAGGCATCGCAGAACTCCTTCTTGTAGTCCTCGAGCCGCTCGCCGTAGAGCTTCAGGACGAAAGGACCGAGATCGAGCGCCGTGTTATGCCCGTGACAGAGATGGACAACTAACAGCACAACATCGTAATACCCGGCCCGCCACATGTATGTTCGCGCATCCGCTTCCCCGGCGGTCTCGAGCAAGTCCGACGCCTGCCACTTGAGGATCGCCGTCATCATCACCGGCAGAAGCACAGTCGCCCGCGCCATGAAGAACGGATTGGCCGGCATCCCGATCAGCATTTGATAGAGCGCGTTGTCGAACTGATCGCGCGAAATCTCGTCCTCATCAGCAACATCGTCCATGAACTGGATCGCGTCCCAAAGCGACAGAAGCCAATTCGTGGCATCCTGCGGCAAAGAGAACGTCTCGATGAAGTGATGCTCAAGAACTTCGCGCATAGGGTCGCCCTTTCGCGCCTGCTGGTCGGCAGTGTTCTCAGCGCCCGCATTGTCGCAGATGTCCGTCATCTTGGCAACCTACTCTTCCCAGCCCTGACAGGCGCGCAAAGCCGAGCAGACGAAATCAAACTTCTTGCAGTAACCTCGACCGCCGCCAGAAGCGTCGTAGTCCGTCACCGGGATCGCCTCCATCATCGCCTGCATCATCGGCTTGACGCAGAAATACTCGCAGTTGATGCACATCCGACGACGGGCTTCCTTTTCCGTCATGCCCCAGGCTTTGCCCAAGCCAGCCCAGAACTCCTTGTTCGCCTTCGGATCAAGAGACGGCTGCTCAGGCCCGAACTGCCAACTGTCGATGGCAATCTGCTTATTCTTCTTGTTCTCGGACGCCGAGACGATCTTCATCTCAGGCAGCCCGAAATACTCCACATCCATTTCCTCGTAACCCATCGTCGTCTCCTTACAGGGTGATCTCGCGGCCAGAGCAGCGAATGGTGAGAGATGTAGCCGCCGAGGCCAGCGTCGAGATGAACTGACCCGGCTCGAGGATCTGCCCCACCAACTCCGGGCAGGTATAGGTCTCATCCGGCGCAACCGTCCGCGCGTCCATGACGAGGTTCGACGCAGACGCAGACCCGAGCGCGTTGACCAGATTGACCGACAGCGTGACGTTATTCGCGCTCGTGTTCGTCACCGTGAACTTGTCAATCAGCGCGCGGACATTCGTCGCCGTGTATTGCGTCGTCTGCGAAGCCTCCGCTTGCTTCGGCGGGATCAGAACCTTGGGTGTCACAGCCATGTCGGCCTCCTTACAACTGAGTCTGCGTCACGGCGATGATGCCCGCCGGGGCGGCTGGATAATTATTCGGCGCGGTTCCGGCTGCGGCATCCGTCACAAGCGCCACGTTGGTGCTGTCAGCCTGCCACCACAACTCGATGTAGTCACCAGCGGCAAGACTGAAAAATTCAGCCAGCGCAATGGGCGTGAAGCCGTTGTTGATGTTGACCGTCACAATCCGCGTCGTGTTTGCGATATTCGTGCCGTTCTTTTTGAACCAGAAGCGCACAACCTTATCGCTGCTTGATCCGCTCGAAAGCTGCAAAGTCACGTCGAACTGATAAAGACCGGAGTCGACCACCGTGATCTGCGAGCCGGAAACAATGCTGATGCCGTTGGCGATCTCGGTGTTGTCCCAGCTAATCGCATAGGATGTGTTTGCAGAAGCCGGTGCAGTCGAGGCACCGGTCTTGGTGAACTCTCCGTAGTATCTCTGCTGCTCAATCGTCGGGCGCACGAATATTTCGCCATTCGTGGCGTCATCGACGAGAACCGCCGCGACCGGGATTACGTTATTCGGCGCGGTCGGCTTTGTCGCCGTGAAGGCACCCGCAGACGAAGGGCTGGCATAGAGAATGTCCCCGACCGAGAACGCCGAGGTGTCGATCCCCGAAACATGCCCCCACACCGTGCAATAGCCGATCTCGCCGGCGTTGGGCAGATCGTGCGCCATCACCCCGAGGATGTAGAGCGTCGGCGTCGATCCGTCCGCAAGATAGGGAGCAACCGACAGCGTGTTGCCACCGCCGACGCCGGCAAAGCCAACGACCTCGCCCTTGTTAATCGTTGAACCTGTAGCGTTCTCGACGCGCGCGTAAAGGTTCATCCCGATTGCTTGAATAACGCCGTAGTCCATTCCAACTTCGGCGGTCTGATCGACATCATCCCAAGCAACCCGCCGGATGCGGTTCACATGCGGCGCGAGCGGGTTCAGGTCGATGTAGTCGAAACTGTTGCCAGGCTCGACCCTCGGTGCGGCGGCTAGAGGATCGACCAGCCGCTTCAGATCCTCGGCCCGCTGCAACGCATCAAGCGCGCGGTTTTCCGCCGTCGCCGTGTTGATCTGCAAGCTCGCCAGATCACTCGGCGTGTTCTGGCCCGCGACCGTGAACAGCCGCTCGATGCCTCGGATCGCCTCCGGGTCGTTACCAACAAACGCCGCGATCTGGTTGCGCGTGAGGGGCTTCGGGTCAGCCATCAGAACGCCAGCGGCTCAATCCGCGCCTCCAACCTCGCCACCGCGACGTGCGCGGCCGATGTCCCCCGGAACTTCTGGATGCGGCGAAACCTCATGTTCCCCTGCTGGAGCCAGACCAGACGCTTGTCGCGCTGTCCAATCGTTCCCGCAGAGATCGGCTTCTCGACGCTGAACGTCACGCCGTCCGTGCTGTAACTGGTCCAGATCGTCGGATTTATGCCAAATGGCACATTGCCGGTGATCCCGATCAACTCCAGCTCGTGGAAGATCGCCCCCTGGCCGCTGTTGTAGACGATCAGTGTGCCGAACTCCCAGCCAATCGTCTGCCCCCAGTGGGTCGAGATGTTGTCAACCAGATAGCCGAACTGGTTCGTGTTGGGATGGCCGACGTTCCAGCGGTCGTAGCAATATGTCGCATCTGTAATCAGATATTGCCCGTCACCAACCAGCGTCGAGGCGAGCTTGAACCAGACGGGCGCATTCAACTCCCGCGACGCCATGCCGTCGAACACCAGCGTGTGGTTGGGCAACTGCACGATCAGGTGGGCGTGATTGTTGTAAACGCGCTCCTGCATGAACGCCGTTGCAAGCTGCGCCTCGGTGTAGGTCGCAAGTATCTCGTCGATCTCGCGCGTGCCGATCTTCTGCACGGCCCCGTTGGCACCGACATAGATCGAAGGAGCCTCGTTGAAGCCACCGCCCAGAAAAGCGACCTGATCCATGTAGACGCAGTTCGCGTGCGTCCCCACAGAACCTTTCTCGATCTGCGCGCCCTCGATCCGCTCGAAGGGGAAGTTGGGCAGGCCCGTGTTCGAGAACACCTCGATGGTGTAGCGGTTCAGCGCGTAGACCTCATTCCGAAGCGTCAGCAGCGCCACGACAGGATCGGGATCAGCCTCGGAAGATCCATACTTGAGCGGGTTGACCGAAAACGGGTTGTCAAGATCGGTAACGATTAAAAACTCCCCGTCGGTTGTCATAAAGTAACCATCGACCCAGACGACATCGATGACCGTGCCGAGATCAGGGTCCGTCACTTGTGCCAGCGTCACGCCATCGTAAAGCCAAAGCTGCCCGCTTGAGGCGACCGCAAGATAGTCAAAGCCGTAGGTAAACGTCACCCGGCCGCCGCCGCCAACCGTGCCAATCGTCGTCACGGTGTTGTTCGCGTTGACCCGCACAAGCTGCGTGCCCATCACGCGATACAGGGCGCCATTCCAGTTGATCGCCCCCCGGCTTACCCCAGGCCCCGTGCCAAGATCCACGATCCCTTCAGCAGGCCGCAGGTAACCCTCAGAGATGCCAGTGCCCTTCGGCACCGGGATCATGTTCTTAGGGTAGCTGGTGCGATAGTCAGCACCGTCCGCGAAGATGCCCGAGAGGATAGGGATTTGCATCGTCAGCTCGGCGTCACTGCGTTGGTGCCATCAGCGTCAACCCAAGTACTCGCAGCCGCAGATCCCGTCGCAACCTTGATCTTCGTGTTGGTCGTATCCCAGACCATTTTCCCCGCAGCCTTGCCCGTCGTGTTGATCGCGTTGCCAATCGCCGCAATATCCGCCGCAGCGATGTTCACGAGCACCATCGTGGCGGTCACTGTGGGGTTGCCAGAAACGCCGTCGCCATTGGCTACACTGATCCCAGCCCCCGCCGTGACCGTCCTCACAGCAGCCGTGCCAGCGCCCGTGCGCGCAATCAGGCCGTTGCTGGAAAGACCAGCCACCGCCGCCAGGTCGGCGTCATAAGCCTGCACATCGACGCCGACCTCAACATCCATCGCCTGCTGCGCCGCGCTTGCCGTGGCCGCGACAAAGACCGCATCGCCCACAGCCCCAGCTCCGAGGTTCGTGCGAGCGCCGCTCGCGGTCGATGAACCCGTGCCGCCATCCGCGACCGCAAGATCCGTAATCCCCGTGATCGAGCCGCCGGTGATCGCAACGCTGTTAGCCGCCTGCGTCGAGATCGAACCGAGGCCGAGAGTGGCACGCGCCGTCGCCGCGTCAGGATCATCAAGCAGCGTCTGCGCGAAGGTCGAGATGTTCACGATGCTGTTGTTGTCACGATACCAAGCATTTGTGGCCGCGTCATATCGCATGGTGAACGCCTGCCCAGCCGCCAGCGTAGAAGGCGCGCCGACAACGCTCGGGCCGCCGCCCGTCACCGTCAAAGAGGTGATCGTCTGCGTCGTGACAATCGCCACCAGCGTCAGATCAGCCGGCGCCGTCGGCATGATGATTATGCCAGACGCGAGCGTCCCGGTCGGGTTCAGGATGAGCCAAGTATTGCTGAACAAAATGCTCACGCTGAAAGGCGACGTGCTGGGCGCGGCATATTGACTGCGCTCGATGCCGATCGGCAGCGTGAGCTGGTTCGTGATGTAGGTCGTCAGCAGCCCAATCGAGCTTTTGCGCGTGTCGCCGTTGCCCGTCGCCCAGACAGCCAGCAGATCGCCCGCCGTAAGCTGATCGAGCGCAGAGAGGTGGTTGATCGTCGCCATCGGTTTACTCCAGGTCTAGGACGCTGTCCGGGCCAACCGTCAGCGGATCTACAGGGGGAGAGAGGAAAGGGTCGTTGTAGTAGCGCCAGCCCTTGTTGCCCTGGCCGCTGGGGATCGTCATATCGCCAAGCTGCATCTCCACCGGGAACGTGGAGCGCGATAGCAGAGCCTTGTAGGCCAACTGCGCCGCAGCCTTCGTGTCGGGGCTGACGGCCTTCCCATAACCGGGAGCAATCCGCACAGCGAGGTTTAGGTGCATGGCCTCGAGCGCGTCATCCGGCACATTCGTGTCCTGATCCAGATCGCTCGCGCCGACCGAGGAAGGCAACGGATAGCCGAGCCGGATGCCCTTGCCGTTCCACGTCGCCATCATTGCATCAAGACGCTGCAAAGCCCCCTCGAGCTGCTGGGGGGCCAGGTCGTAAACATACGCCGCGAGACCGATCTCCTCGAAGGCGCGGTTCACAATGTCTCGCTTCGTGTATGCCATCTCACTTCCTCTTCGGAGCCTTCGACGGCTTGCCTGCCTTCATCGCAGCCGTGCGCGCGGTGTTTAGCGCAATCGCAATCGCCTGCTTGCGAGGACGGCCAGCCTTCTCTTCCATCTTGATATTCTCGCCAATCGACTTGCGAGAGTAGCCCTTCTTGAGCGGCATCTTTACCTCCTTGATAAGATGGGGGAGCAGTCGCCCACTCCCCCTGTTGTTTTACCCGATACGGTAAGACACGAAGGTGTTCGCAGCCGTCTTGCGGGTGCGGAACAGCCCCGAGGTCGCAGTCGCAACCGCAGCAGCGCCGACGACAGTGTGGTCCGAAGCAGCAGTGACCGTGAACGTGTTCGGGCCGGTGTTGATGACCGACCAATCAACGCTGTCGTTGGTCGCCCACTCGGTCGCCGCGTCCATCACGGTGCCGGTCGGGACAGTGCCCGCAACAGCCGCCGCAGTGGTCGAGGTGACGATGCCGCCGAGGATCGCCGCCGCAGAAACCGCGCCGGTGACGTTGACCGCCACAGGAGCGCCCTGCGGCTGCCACCTGCCGTTGTTGCCCACGACAGGCGCAACGCCGACAGCGTAGTAGACCTCGGAAGCCGAAGCCTCGATGATGATCGTCGCGCCATTGGTGTATGGCCCGAAAACCGTCTCGCCGTTGACGACCGTGCCCTCAAGCTGGTTCGTCGTCGGATAGTTGGGAAAGCCCACGACCTCGAAGACTTGGGCCTCAGTGAGGGACTGAACCGCGATGCTCTGCCCTGCGGTGAGCGTAACGGTCGCCGTCCCCTGCGTAGCGATGGTGTTGTAAGACATCTCTCTGTCCTCTGATAAAGGGTGAAGGGGGAGACCGAGCCTCCCCCAAGCTGTTACGAGCCAGTCTGCTCAAGCAGCAGGATGCCCGACATTTCGGGCTGCTTGTTGACGACACCATAGAGCGTATCGAGGCGATACTTCGTCTTCATGGTGTTGATGTCATACTGCTTCTGCATCACCAGCTCGATGCCCTGATCGGTCGTGCCACGCATCACAGCCGCGCCGCTGTCCGACGGAACCGCATAGCGGCCCGGCAGGATCTCGAGCGCGTCCTTCTGCCAGAACACGTTGATCGGAGCCGCAGCGATGTTCAGGAACACGATGTTCGCCGAGGCATTCGGCGTGACGATCACGTTCTGATACTGCGCTTCGGCGTCCGAGCCGCCCTGGTTCGACACGATGGCAGGCGAGATCACAAGCTGCGTCGAGCTGCGAACCTGAATGACGCGGAACGTCTTCAGGTTGCCGGTCGACTGCTTGGTGATGTGATGGACAGCCTCGACCCCTGCGATGGTGAAAGCGTCGCCCGCGACGATGCCCGTCGTGTTGGCGGCGATGGTCACCGTCTGATAGCGGTTGTCGACGTTGGAACGCTCGCCCGTCGAAGCAACCGTGGTCGCCGTCGGCACCCAGTAGTTGTTGGCCGAAGCCTGGGTGTCGATGGTCTTCGAGGTGCCCGCCGCAACAGCGATGCGGTTGGCATAGTCCATCTTGTAGGTCTCGAAGCCAGCAACGACGCCGACATACGAACGCTCGTAGGCCGGGGTCGGCTTGCCAGCCATCGTGCCGCGAGCGGCAAGGTTGGCAGCGAGGCCGTTGTAGTCACGCGACGACAGAGCCATGTAGCGGTCGAACATCTGCACGCCCAGCTCGTTGAATGCGGTATCGCACTCAGCGATGGCCGAGTAGCCGAGCGACGAAGCCGAACCGGCCAGATCGACGACGACCGTCGACTGGTTGGCGGCCACGCTCATGATCGACACGTTGATGTCAGAAGCGAGCTTCTGCTTGGCGCTGTCACCGAGACGGCCTTCCTGAAGGGCGTCGCGGAGTTCCATCGCGTCCATGATCCACGGCACCGACTTCTGGAAGCCGAGGGTCGAGGGAACCGCGAGCTGGGTCTGATCGCCGAAGTTCAGCGACTGATCCATGCCGTCAAACGACTGCATGATGTAAGGCATCGGCCGCCAGATGACGTTCCCGGTGCGCTCCATCATGGACATGTCGGTGTTGTAGATGCTGACGTTACGCGACAGCACCAGCGCGTCGTTGAAGCCCTCGAGGATGTTCTCGAAGGCAACGCGCTCCTCTTTGGAGAAACTGTTAGCCATGTTCCTGTTCCTTCATTGGGTTAAGCCTTCGCCTTCTGCCGCTTATACTGGAACACCTTGGTGTAGTTCCCAGTCTTCTCGGCTTCGGCGCGAAGGCGCTCTAGGGTGTTGTCGACCGCCCCTGACGGACGGCCTGTGCCGCTGATCTTGCGCTCGGGCGACACGGGAGCCTTTCGGTTCGAGATCTTCAACTGCGTCTCCAATCTGGCAACCGCGAAGGCGAACTTCACGGGATCGTTGATCGAGGCCAACTCCTTCGCCTTCGATGGGTTCTTGCCCAGAGCATAGACCAGCAGCGCGGGGTTCTCCGCACCCTGCACGATCATGCCCTGCTGCATGACGCTGAGAGTGTCCTGCACGACCTCCTCAGCGAACTCGAAATCGCGCACCTTCAGACCTGCCTTCGCAGACTGATAGCCTTCGAGCTTGCGCTCCCACTCCTGCTGAACGGCCTTCTGTTCAGCCCTCGCGGTTGCCTCGCGCTCGTCGGCCTGGCGCTTTTTCTCGTGCCATGCCTCAAGTTCCTTCTCGAACCGCTCGGTGTCGTAGTCAGCAGCCTCAAGTGTCGGCTTAGGCCCAAGAGGCGCGACCCTCTGCACATGCGTTTCTTTTTGGGCGAGCTTCTGCTCAAGTTCTCTGACGCGACGCTTTTCCTCGCGATAGTTGCGGCGAAGATCACGCACCCAATCAGGCGCGCGCGCTTCCTCTTCTTCTTCCGGGGCTGGCGC